CAATGTAAAGACCCTATGAAGTTTGGAAAAGACCTGCCAACACCGGCCCAGATGCGGGCGCTAAGCGCTAAGTTGTCCGAGGGCCTCGACGACGAACTCCGTAACGCGGTAGCGCGTGGGGACTACTCCCGCGCCCAGTGGCTTGTTGGCTACCACCAATGCGCCCAAGATCTAAAGGACGGGGCCGATGCAGTGGAAGAAGAAGTCCGCGAGGCCGGTTCCCGGCCCGCATGAGTTCGAGCTTCACTCTTTGCTGGCCCGCAGCAACTACCCTTACCGAAGCGCCTGGCCTCCCGAGGCTCTCGCCGAATGCGTCGCGCTGATTGGGGAGTCGGGCGGGCCAGCGGCAGCCGCATGGTTTGCCCCCGCCGACAACGTGCTAGACATGCACGTGGCCTCGTTGCCAGAAGTCCGCGGAAAGTGGGCCAGCCTAAAGTGTCTGCGGGCGCTGTACGCGCTCGTAGACGACACCAAAACTGCCATCGTGGCCCGCACTGCTGATCCAACCCACGCGGACTTTCTGGCCCGCCTTGGGTTCCGGCTCAAATCATCCAACACGTACATTCTGGAATAGTCATGGGCTTACCTTTCCTGCGCCAGCCAAAGGTGCCGGCGCCGAGCGCCCCGCCTCCTCCGCAACAGCCGGAATTGAAGGGCGCAGTAGTCAAAGAAGACACCCTGGCCGTGTCGCAGCGCTTGCGGAAACGGGCATCCCGCTCGCAGTTTCGCTTCCTCGGCGCTGAATCGGGCGGCAGTGGCGCCGGCCCGGCGTCCAGTAACGGAGTAAGCCTCAAGTGAAGCTATCCGAACGCTACTTGGAACTCGCCCCAGATCGGGACGCTTTCCTGCGCCGTGCTCGGGCGTTCGCCGCCCTTACGGTGCCGTCTGTAACTCCGCCCGAAGGACATACAAAGGAGCTAATTCTCCCACAGCCATATCAATCCTTGGGCGCCCGAGGAGCCAAGAACCTGGCAGCCAAGCTGCTGCTGTCGTTCCTGCCCCCCGGCGGCTCCGGGTTTCGCCTGACCGTCCCGCCGCGCCTTCTGGTCGAATCCGGCGAGCTTTCGCCACCCCCGGACATCAAAAGGGGCCTGGCGCTCACCGAGACCCTAATCAACGAGAAGATCGGCGTGTTGCGCTGGCGGCGCCCGACGTTCGTGTCGCTTCTGCATCTAATTGTCGCCGGCAATATCGCCGAGTACATCCAGCCGGACGGGCGGATCAAGCAATTCAGGCTCGACCAATACGTCGTCCAGCGCGACTGGGACAACACGCTACTCGAAGTAGTCGCGTGCGAGCAACTGTCTCGCCGCAACCTGCCGACTGAGTACCAAAGCATTGTGCCCAAATCCAAGGACGGCTCGGAGACCTGCCGGCTCTACACCCGCTTTGTCAAAGACAATGACGGGTACAAGTTCCAGCAGGACATCGACGATATAACCGTAAAGCCGGAAGCCCGCTACAACGGACTGCTCCCGATCAACGCGCTTGGGTGGGACTTTGTTCCCGGCGAGCACTATAGCCGATCACACGTCGAAGACCTGTACGCAGACCTTGTGTCCTACGATGAGTTCTCGAAGAACATGAACGAGGGCGGCGCCCTGGCTGCGCGACATCTAACGTTTGTGCGTCCCAACGCCGCGGGAGGCAATCTGCGCAAGCGGATTGCCGAAGCCCGCAGCGGAGACGTGCTGTCCGGCAACCCGGACGACGTGGCGACCCATCAGTTCGAGAACACCAACGGCCTACAGGTCGTAGCGTCGCAAATTGAGCGCCTCGAGCGCTCGTTGTCGGCGTCGTTCCTGCTGACTTCCAACCTGCGCCGCGACGCGGAGCGGGTCACAGCGTATGAACTGCGGATGCTCGTTCAGGAGCTTGAAGCCGCCCTTGGCGGCACCTACGCCCTGCTGGCGGATGAATACCATGCTTGGCGGATCCAGAAGCTGCGCTTGCAGATGGAGTCGCGCAAGGAACTCCCCCCGCTGAACGACTCTGTGAGTCTGTCGATCACGACTGGCCTCGAGGCGCTGGGCAAGGATGAGACAGTCAATCGCGTCCGGTCTGGTATGGATCTTGTCGCTGCCGCCGGGCAGTTCGCAGAAGACGTTTCGCGCCGCGTCAAATGGAGCAACGTCATCGGAGAGGGCTTTAACGCGCTCGGGTTCGCCGACGCCGTGAAGTCCGAAGACGAAGTTAATCAGGAGCTTGAAGCCCAGCGTCAAGCTGAGATTGAAGCTCAAATAGTTTCAGCAGCCGCCGGGCCACTCGCAACGGCGGCAGTGCAACCGCAAGGACAATGACACAATCCGCAAATCCCCCGGCTGCGCCGCAGCCCGGCACGCCCGAGTACAACGCGGCTATGGTCGCCAAGCTCGAATCTAACAACGCTGCCTCGACCGCGCCCGACCCCGTTCCCCGAGAGGAGTCCAAGCCGGCTACGCGCCCCGACGACGTTCCAGAGAAGTTCTGGGACGCCGAAAAGGGCGCTGTGAATATTCAAGCCCTGCTGAAATCCTACGCTGAAGCCGAGCAGAAGCTGGGCGGTAACAAGCCCGCCGAGAAGCCGCCCGAAGCCGGAGAACCGCCGAAGGCGGGCCTGACGGTGCCGGACGAATCGCAGCTTCAAAGCTACGCGGCAGAGGTCATCGACAGCGGCTCGCTGTCCGATGCCTCCCGCGACAGCCTGAAGAAAGCCGGCTTCACGGACGCCTTGATCGACCAACTGACTGCCGGCGTTGCGGCACAGCGCCAGCTTCTCGAGGCGAAGCTTCACACGGCAGCCGGCAGCAAAGAAAACTTCGACCGACTCGTTGCATGGGGCAAGCAAAACCTTCCCCCGCACGAGCGCTCGCTGATCGACGACCAACTGAACGGCTCCGGCTACTCCGCGGCCCTTGACTTGCTGAAGCTTCGCTACGAAAAAGCCACGGGGTTCGACCCGACGCCTATCAGTGGCGGCGCCCCGAGCGCCGTCTCCGGCGGCTTCGCTTCGCAGGCCGAGATGATGGTCGCTATCAACGACCCGAAGTACCGCTCCGACCCGGCGTACCGCGCCGTAGTCGCGCGGCGCATCGCACAATCGTCGTTCTGAACGTAAGCGTGCAGGGATGCCACCGACCGTGGTGCATCGCCCGGTCGTCGTCAGGAACACGTTCGGCTCCGCCCCGCAGCCGTTATCCGCGGGCACCAATTCGTTTTAAGCCGCCGCTTAGCTGGCGTCGGCCCCACCGCAAAGCCACAACAGCACCCGGCCAAGCCACGGCTTGATAACCGGCCCTCGCCGCTGTCCGGCCAAGCACAAGTACCCCTCCTGTAACCCCGCCCACCGTGCGTACCAGCGCGGCTTCGGGCATTGAAAGTAAAGGAAAGCTGCAATGGCTTTCGGTGACAACAGCACGCCGGCACGTCTAGGCCTAGGCCAAACCGCTGACGACCGTAGTCTGTTTCTCAAGGTATTTGGCGGCGAGGTTCTAACGGCCTTCACTGCCGCCACCATCATGAAGGGCCGAGTCCGCGAGCGCACCATTGCTTCGGGCAAGAGCGCCCAGTTCCCGCTGACTGGCACCGCGATTGCGGAGTACGTCACGCCCGGCCAAGAACTGCTCGGCAACAACTTCGCATCCCACGAGCGTGAGATCACGATTGACGGGATTCTGGCCGCGCACTACAGCGTGCCGGACATCGACGCCGCCATGTCGCACTTTGACATCCGCGGCCCGATTGCGGAGGACATGGGCCGGTCGCTGGCTCGCGTGTACGACCAGAACTCGATGCGTCAGGTCATCCTGGCCGCCCGCACCGCGGCTGCTGGCCCGTTCCCGGCGGGTAACGTCATCACGGACGCGACTCTCATCGCCTCCGGCGCCATCGTCGGGTTGAACTGGATCAATGCAATTCGAAACGCCAAGATCCAACTGTTCAATAAGCACGTACCCGAGAACTCGGAATTTAACATGGTCGTTAACGCGGCTGTGTTTGACGCGATCAAGTGGGCCACGAACGCTGGCAATCAGTACGTCCTTATCAACCAGTTCCATGCGGGTCAAAGCGGCTCGCTCCAGAATCAGGACATGCTGAAGGTCGAGGGCGTGAACATCTATCGCTCCTCGCTGCTGCCAAACGCCAACGACACGGCGAATACCGCGGTGTTCTCGAAGTACCGAGCAAACTACGCGACCACGACCGGCATTCTCTTCACGCCGGACGCAATTGGTACCGTGCAGTTGCTCGGTGTAGCCATCGAAACCACGCGAGATACTCGCCGTCTGGAAGACTTTATGGTCTCCCGTATGGCGGTTGGCCACGGCACGCTCCGCCCGGAGTGCGCCGTCGAGTTCAAGACCGCCTAACCGGCAAACCCTAAGGGAGGCTCTCATTATTGGGAGCCTCTCTTTTTTTCGTCCTTTTCCCAATGCTTACCAAGCTTCAAGCAATCAACGAAATTCTCACGTCCGTCGGGGAGACCCCGGCGCTGACGCTCGTTACCGGGGCCGCCGACACGACGGCAGCCGAGACGGTGCTCGACGCAGAGACCCGGAAGGTACTGGCAAAAGGATGGCACTTTAACACCGACGAGGACTTCGAGATTGTCCCTGACGTGAATGGCCGCCTCGCAGTCCCCGCCGATGCTCTGTCAATAGACAACACCGAGGAGACCCGAAGCAAGTACGACCTTGTAGAGCGATCCGGGTTCCTCTACGACAAGACGACCCACAGCAACGTCATTGGCGCGGCGGTCAAATGCCGCATCGTGCGCGACGTGGCGTTCGCTGACATCCCCTTTCACATCCAGCGGGTCATCGTAGCCCAGGCCACCCGGAAGTACCAGCAATCCTATATCGGTTCGGCGGCCCTGGACACCGCGGCAACCAATGAACTCGTGCAGGCCGTTGGGGCCAGCGAGGACACAGAGGCCGACAGCGATGACTACAACATCCTGGACAATCCTCTGGTCTACGGGCGTCACTGGCGCCGCCGGTACTTTGGAGTGATCTGATGGACGGACTGTTCCAGACCACGGTTGGCCAGTTCTATCAAGGCGTTTCGCGGCAGCCGCCGACCAAGCGCGGCCCCAATCAAGTCGAGACCGCAGACAACTTCTACGCTTCCGTAGACCAAGGCGGCCTCTCTCGCCGCCCAGGCACGGCCCTGAAGTTCTGGCTCACCCGCAGCAACTACGCCGCCGGGCCGCATCTGGTCTTCAAGACAACGGACGGTACCCGATGGGCGCTGCTGCGACGGGCGTCTCCCGGCCAGATCGAGGTACGCAACTTCGACAGCGGCAACCTGGCGACGCTTACGTCCTCTGTACCGGCCCAAAACTACCTGAACGTCAACGGCGGGGCCGGGCTAAAGTATCTCCCAATCGCGGACTCGGTGCTGATCCTGAACCCGGATCAAACCGTTGCCGGCGCAGAATCCGCGGTGCCGGTTTTGGGGGTGGTGTACTTCGTCGTGCGCCGCTCTTCAAGCGCCGCGCAGGCGTTCAGCATTAGCCGCTCAAGCGGCGGCACCGCCTCGGCCACCCTGGCGGCAAACAACACCGACACCCGAGAAACCGTCGCAGCCAACCTGCGAAACAACGCGCAGGCTGCGTTCGGTTCCGCCGGCTGCACGTTTACCGTGCTTGGGCAGGCCCCGCACATTATCCGGTGCTCTGGCCCCACGGCAGTGCTGAATGAACTCGCCTGCACGAACTCGTGGGACGGTGATGCGATCTACGCCATCAAGGGCCGCGTCACGCGGACAACCGATCTTCCGCCTGTGCTCGAAGAAGGCGAAGTGCTTGCCGTAGACCCAAACCAAGGCGACCCAAACGCGGTGTATTACGTCCGATGGAGCCGCGCAAGCGGGGCATGGATCGAGACCAGCTATCTCCCGAACGATAACCCGACCTACACGTTCACCGGCTCTAGCCTGCCGGTACAACTGCGGCGCACCGGCACTGCGACCTTCGACCTGGACGTGTGCCCGTGGGTCAACCGATTGAAGGGCGACAGCGCCACCAACCCGCACCCGTTCTTCGCTGGCAAAAAAATCGCCGACATGGCAGTATGGAAGGGCCGCCTGGCCCTGGCCTGCGAAGACACGATCACCTTCTCGCAGCCCGACGACTACTTCAACTTCTGGAAAGAGACTGGACGAGAGTCGCGCCCCGCTGACGTAGTCGAGATTCCCTGCGACTCTACGGACGTAACGGTGATCGAACATATCGTCCCGTTTCGAAACAAGCTGATCGTTACCAGCGAGAACACGCAGCTTGAAATCCCAGGAGACCAGCCGCTGACGCCGGAGTCCGCCGTTGTGAACGTAGCCACCCGGTTCAACCTGAACCGCGCCTGCCGCCCTACAGTGGTTGGCGACGCCCTGTACTACGCTGGGACAGCCGAAGGCCGATCAGCAGTCTGGCAGTACTTCTACGACGATACGTCGGCATCGAACACTGCGTTTGACTTGTCAAAGCACGCCCCCGATTTGGTGCCCGGTAAGGTGTCCAAGATCGCCGGGGTGCCTCAAGCTGGCCGGCTGTTCGCTTGGTCTGACCGAACCAGAAACCGCCTGTACGTACACACTAGCTACTGGGCCGAGAACCGACGCGAGCAGAACGCCTGGACAACGGTGTCGCTGGCGCCCGGCCACAACATACTGGACTTCTACTCGC